CTGTGTTTCTCCGAAGAGTCAGAGAGCACAGAAGATAAAAAAGTTCTATAAAAGTGAGGAATGTACGAAAATGGTAAGAGAAGAAGTAAAAAAAATATTAGAAAGTTGTGGCATTACAGAACAAACCGTGATTGAGATGCTTCTTGATGCGATGAAAGTCGCCAAAGAGAAAAGAGATGCCGCCAATATGCTACGAGCCGCAGAGAATTTCGTGGATATGTACGGTATGAAAGACAAAGATCGTCAGATTGATACTCGGACCTTCGAATTGGAGTCCGAAAGTGAAGACTTAGCGAAATTGGAGAAAGTTTCCAATCGTATTAAGCTTTCTCAGCAAAAAAAGGAGAACTAATGAGATATACCACTCAAGATTACTTAAGATACGCTACTAAACAGCAAATTCAGGACCTTATAAATCGTATGTATGAAGCTGGTGGAGGCACTTACGAAGGTGCCGCTTATGCTTACGATGCTGGTCCGGAGGCATTTAATGCTATTGTAAATCGTAGAAATTATCTTCAACGACATCCGGAAGCTGAACCAAGGATAGAATTACCGCCGTCTTCTAAGAAAGTAAAACAACCAAGTTCTTATGAATCAGCAGAAGCAGTTTCTACAAAAGTTTATATTCCAACAGAAACAAGGAAAAAGATTCGAGAAGTGCCATCTTCTAGTCCAGTTGTTATTAGTAAAAAATCTAAAGAACTTCCCGGAAAACAGGTAAAAGCGAAGAAGAGTGTTTTTAAAACCGTTTCTAAGATTACTGGAGAAGACTTATTCGGTTCTACTCCAAGTTCTTATGAATCAGCAGAAGCAGTTTCTACAAAAGTTTATATTCCAACGTCTTCTAAGAAAGTAAAACAACCAAAAACAACCAAAACACCAAGAACCCAGTCAACGTGGACCGATCCATTTAGATCGTTTATAGATCGACTTTATTCCCCCATTTATTACCTATTGGACAAATACATGGAAAATAATTTGCAAAGAAAGCTTCAGAACATAGAAAACACATATACTGTCAATAATGCCGATCTTTTGAATAGGATAACAGCTAATCGGACACCTAGTTATACTGGAAATCAAGTTGCTCCAGCGGTTTCTACGAAGGTTTATACACCAGCTCCTCCAGTCTCCATGAATACTGGAGAGCCATATTTCTTTGTAGATAAAAATACTGGTGAGTATTATTACTTTGATGGTAGGAAGGCTAATCGTATTCCAAGAGCTATATAAGGAGAATTAATATGGCAAAGAAATCAAATTGGATCGCAAAAGCAGCGAAGAGAATTGCCGAGAAGGGTACCGAGGGTGCTTTTACTCAGCAAGCACATTCTGCTGGATTTAGTGATGTTCTTGCTTATGCAAGACACGTATTGGCGAATAAGTCCAAATACGATACTGGGACTATCCGAAGAGCTGTATTTGCACTGAATGCGAATAAGTAATGTATTCTATTGAGGAGATCCTAAAAGAACTAAGAAATGAGTTCCCGGAAGCTTCCGACCGGGAGATAGTGAAGATGGCTATGCGCATCTCTATTCCAGCGTTTGCACTTACTTGTCTTCCGAAGTCGGTACCACTTACTATGCCGGAAGTTCATTTCGAGATCTATGATCTTCTTCAGGATAAAGAAGCGAAGAAGTTGGCTATTGCACTTCCGAGAGGTATGGCGAAGAGTACTATCGCTTCGTTCATCTATATTCTCTGGGTGATATTGAATAAGCCACCAGATAGAGACTTATTCGCTGTTCTTATTTCAGAGTCTAGAAGCCAATCTATAAACTATCTTACTCGTATTAAAAATACTCTAGATCATAATAAAAAAATCAAAAGATACTTTGGAAATCTTGGTTCAGATACTGCAGAACGCTGGAGAGAAGACGATATTATTCTTGCCAATGGAGCAAGAGTTCTTGCTCTTGGTACCGGTCAGAAAGTGCGTGGTCTAATAAAAGATGATACCCGATCTAATATAATCGTTCTTGATGACTTCGAATCCGAAATGAATGCTAATACCGCAGAAGCTCGTGCATTTAATCGGAAATGGATTACGGAAGCAGTTATACCATCTCTTTCTCAGCAAGACGGTAGAATAATCGCTATTGGTACTATAATCTCCGAAGATTGTTTTCTTCAGTGGGTAAAAGACGCTCCGGATTGGAAAGTAATCTGGAAATCTATTATCGATGAGAATGGTAATAGTATCTGGGAAGAGATGTATCCTATGGAGAAGATAGAAGAGATTCGTCAAGGTTTCGAACATATGGGCAATACCTCTGGATTCTTTCAAGAGTATATGAATCAGCCTCAATCTCCAGATGATGCACCATTTCGACCAGAGTATATTCATACCTACGATGGCAAGATTGAAGAGATAAACGGTGAGTGGTATGTGAATTATAACGGTGAGAAGCGATTAGTATATCTATTTCTTGGTATTGATCTTGCTTCTGCTATTTCTGCACATAGTGATTATACCGTAATGACTACTATTGGTATTGATGCCAATGGCTATCAGTTCATCGTTGATATGGTTCGAGTAAAGTGTAATCCTGCAGAACATCCGAAAATGATTATTGATCTATTTAAGAAGTGGCATCATCGTGGTGTCTACATCGAATCTCAGGCTTATCAGGAAAGTTGTCGTATGACTACGAGACAGATGATGCTGGAAGAGGGTATATATATTCCCGGAATTGAAAAAAAGATTACACATAGAACGAATAAGTCTCAGAGATTAATCGGATTAGTGCCGCTAATGGCTCAAGGGAAACTGATATTCCGACCTAACGATCTTGAAGCAGAACGAGAATTTCTTGCGTTTCCTCGAGGAAAACATGATGATATACTTGACAGTATTTGGATGGCTTCAAATTATGGTTACCGTCCTCCAAAGAAGAGATTACAAACCAGTCCGGATAAGGAAATTGTAAAGAAAGAGAGACTAAGTTGGATGGCAGTATGACGACAAAAAAGACTAAAAAAGACGAAGAACTTAAGAAAAACGACGAAGAGGTAAAGAACGAAGAGATCGATACCGAGGGTATCGTGAAGTGTATTCTCTGGTCAAATAGAGTTGGGATCATAGTAGATAATCTACGAGCGCATGGGATACCAGCCACGGAGAACACAGAACTTATTCGTTTTATAATAGATAAAGCTTTTCCAGATAACGAGGAAGAAGCAATATATTCCGGAGCTTCGGCTATTGGATTTCATAGCGATTCTGCGGAAGTATATGTAAGCGAGGAAGATGTGATATATGAAAAAAGATAAAAATGTTATGACTTCAAGCGATAGCTACTATGCCGAAGAAACACAGGAATTATTTACTAGATTTAGTTCCGGAAATAGAGTTATCTGGGCACAGCAAGCTACAGAAGATAGAGAGTTCCGATATGGTGCTCAGTGGTCCGAAGAAGATAAAAAGATACTCGAAGCCCGTTCTCAGGCAGCACTAGTAATAAATCGTATTCATCCCGCAGTAGAATTGGCAAAAGGAATACTTACATCGAATCATCCTACTTTCCGAGTAACTGCAGCAGAAGATTCGGATAATCAGACTGCTGGAGCAATGAATGGACTCATCCAGTATATCTGGAGCATTTCTCAAGGTGATAGACAACTTTCAAAAGCTATAGATGATTTTTATGTTACGGGAATGGGTGTTCTGCTTGTATATATCGATCCCTACGCCGATGGTGGAAGAGGTGAAGTAAAGTTTAAGGCTATTGATCCATTGCAAGTATATATTGATCCGAATGCGCAAGATGAATTCTGTAGTGATGCATCCGATATTATCATTAGCCGCTCCTATACCAAAGGTCAGCTTCAGCGATTATACCCATCTTATACTGAAGCTATCGATACTGCAAGTGGAAATAGTTTCCGAAGTGATATGATAATTACTGGGAACACGAGTGATAATCTCATTGTATTCGCTGGTGTAGAGAATCCGGATCTCTTTGATGGCGAATACATACGTGGCTATGAGCGCTATACTAAAGTCTGGGTAGAACTAGTAAGAGTATTCGAGAGTTGGAGTAGGGCAGAGTATACTCTTACCCCTGAAAAATTCGAAGAATATCTCCAACGTCCTGTCTGGATCATCAATGGCAATATAGCCACCGAAGAAGTTCTTGCTCGTCAGGTAGCAGAACGACTTATGGCAGAGTATCAAAAAGCTCTAGCTCAATATCAGGAATTACTCCAAGTAGCTCAACAGAATCCGGAATATGCACAAGCTATTGCAGAGCAGGGGATGCAACCCCCTCAACCTCCGCAAATACAGCAAGTTCGTATGATGGATCTTGCCGAGCAAGGATTAATTACTGCGGTAAAGGTTCCGATGCAACGAATTCAGATGGGGTTCGTTGTAGGAGATAAGACCCTTTATCGACGCTTACTCAACTGCGAAGAGTATCCTATAATCCCATTAATGAATATGCATACCGGTTCACCATACCCGCTTTCTGATGTAAGGCTGGTGAAAGATATGCAGAGATATATTAACAAGATTAGATCTCTTATAGTTGCACATGCGTCCACTTCCACTAATGTGAAAGTACTGGTTCCGAGAGGAACCGATGTAGAAGCCCTAAAGGAACAATGGGCTCAACCCGGAGCGATAATTGAAGTTGACTTTAGTGAAGGTCAGCCCGTTCCCGTTGCTCCGTTACCAATGCCTAATGAATTATACCAGAATGAAATTATGGCAAAGCAAGACATCGATCACGAATTGGGTCTCTTTGAGAATATGATGGGTAGTCCTCAAGCAGCACCAGATACTTATCGTGGGATAATGATGTTAGATGAGTTCGGTCAGAGACGTATTAAGGTTAAGCAGGCATCTATCGAGCAAGCTCTTACTCTATTGGGTAAGGTTATGATTAGCTTTATTCAAGAGTTTTATATTGCGGAGAAGATGATACGTATACTTCAACCTAATAATTCTCTATCGGAATATGTTATTAATAAGAGACTATACGATGATTATGGTCAGCAAGTGAAGGTAATGAACGATGTCAGCGTAGGTAAATACGACTTAATCGTTATTCCCGGATCTACTCTTCCAGCAAATCGCTATGCTCAATTAGAGTTCTATCGAGATATGTATAAAGACCAAATCATCGATAGAGTAGAAGTCCTTAAGAAAACTGATGTGTTTGATATTGAAGGAGTTTTAAGTCGAATTGACACTATTGAACAATATCAGCAAGCACTTCAGCAAGCACAACAAAGAATTAAAGAGTTAGAAGGAGATCTTCAAACTCGAGAACGAGAGTTATTCCATTCTCGTCTTGATCAGGCTGTATCAGCAGAAAAAATGAAGTTGCGTGAAACTGCACTCGAACAGAGAAAGTCAGAGGAATTATATGCCGCTAGATTGAATGATACGCTCAAGAATGCCGGTAATGCTGCCGCTCTGGAAACTCAGAGAATGATAATGGAAGAACAAGCTCGTCGAAATACTAAACCATCTCCGAAGGAGGAATGATGTTAAACCCAAATAATCAATATGACATGTTTGGAGTTCCGATCAGTGACTCTTGGGAAGATGAAATGGACTCGGCTTCCTTTGGAACACCCGAGAATAAAGACGAGAATCCATCCACTACCCAAACTGATAACGATCAAGTCCGGTATCAATACTGGCAGTCACAATATGATCAGACTCAAAATCAGTATAAGAAGCTTCAAGAAGAGAATGAAGCACTTAAACAACAAATGACAACTATGCAGCAATATCTTGCTAGTATTGCGCAACAAAAAGAACAACTACAAGAAGAAGAAGATGAAGAATTTCCTGACCCACCACCTGCACCTGTAAGACCGTATAATTACAGCCAAGTGGAGGCATACAGTGATCCAAACTCGGAATCCGCAAAGTATTTGAGTGCACTCATAGACTATAATACTAGAATGAATCAGTATAATGCTCTAAAAAATGAGTGGATTCAAGCAAAGCAACAGGAACGACTGGAACAACTGCAATGGGAACAGGAAGAGAAATTTGGTCAACTGGAAGGTGCCAACGAAGTGAAGACGGCATTGGATAGCGTAATAAATACAATTATGAATAACTATGGAGTAGATTATAATACTGCTCTTGACTTTGTTCAGACCATGTCAGATGATAGTTCTATAACTATCGATAATCTATTTCAGTTATATCAGATGCGTAAGATGCAGAATGGAACGAACCCTGTAGCACCTTCGCCTATGTATTCTCCGCCACCCAATCCGAATGCTCAGTTTAATCCTTATGGAGCGAATGCGCCTTCTCCTGATTTCATTCAGAGACAAAGAGCTCAGAGTGTGCCACCCACAATGGGAGTGCATAATGCTCAGTCTGAAGGAGCTACGGATCCAACTCTCGAACTTATTCGTCAGGCGATTAAGCAGAGTAATAGAAGTACACAATTTTAAAATAGGAGAAAATTAAAATGGCAGACAATTATACCCCAAAATTCTTCACTACTTCACAAGGTGGAACCTATAATCAATTTACCGTTCCGCCCGTGAATGTTAGTTTAGATAACCTACGTCGGACCTTTGATTTGAGTGGAGAGATTGCGGAACTGCGTCCTCAGGAATCTCCATTCTTTTCTTATCTTACTCGTTTAAGAAAGATGTCGACACCAGATCCTGTATTCAAGATGATGGAACAGCGCCATCAGTGGCAACGTAGAAACTTCTTCATATCTACTGCAGTAGCTACTCTTAATTCTGTAAAAGTCTCCTGCAAATATGATAGACGTGGAAAGACTACAACTGATAATCAAACACCTATCTATTTCGTTCCCGGTCAGATAGTAGCTATTGAGAATGCTACCAATAATGGTAAAACTGGAACACTTTATGCTCGAGTGAATACAGTTACCTCTAGTGCCCCTGATAATAAATATGCTGAGATCAAATTAGATGGACTGTTCTTACTTACACCAACTTCTAAGGAAGCAATTAGTGGAACTACTACTATTCCTCTGAATGCTCGTGGTCAGATAATTGGAACTGCATATCCCGAAGGTTCTGGTGTACCAGATAGTTGGTATGACTTACTTGGTCAGACTGAGGGTTATACTCAGATCTTTAAGACTGCATGTCCTTTAATGTCTGGTTCTGCTATGGCTACTGAATATCGTGGAAAGAAGAACGAGTTTATGCGTATTTGGGACGAGAAACTGCGTGAGCATAAGATGGATATAGAACATGCTGCACTCTTTGGAGTAGGCAATGTAGCAGCTTCTAATGGAATTCTTGATACTGAGGCAAGTAATGCTGTAAAGAGATATACTTGGGGAATTCTTCCTTTTGTATCACTCTTCGGTAACGTAGCTACCTTTAGTTATTCTAATAGTGGTTATAATAGTTTCGTAGATTGGTCAAGAGACATGTTCGCTCCAGAGAATGGTAATAGTGGTAGTAAACTAGTTCTTGCTTCTCGGAAGCTTGTAGCTTGGTTCAATAAACTTGGTAGTGGTACATTCCTCGGTAATACTCTTACTGCTGGTTCAACTCAATTGGATGTTCAGAATATCAAGTCTCAATTCGGATTCAATATTACACGAGTAAGTTGTGTGTTTGGAGACTTCAACTTCGTCGCTCATCCTTTACTTAGAGAACAGTGGGAAGACTATTGCATAGTAATTGATCTCGGTCAAGTAGCTTATCGTCCACTAGTAGGAAATGGTATTAGTCGTGATACTTTCTATCAGACTAATGTTCAAAGCCCAGATGTCGATGGTCGTATTGATCAGATCATAACCGAAGCTGGAATTCAAATTACACTTCCTGAAACACACGCTGTGTTGAAGTGGAACGCATAAGGTAAGGAGGAAATAATGGCTTGGACAAATATAACCGGAACAAATTATACTGGTTGGAAAACCTACGAAGAAATTCTTGCCTTTACTGGTTCGAGTGCTCAGACGATATATTC